GTATGCTCGAATTGTTAATGATATTATCAAGGAGCAAAAGGGTTCCCCAACCCTTGATTTTTCAGCCTTTTTCTGCTATACTTTAATTAAGTATTTCGGCGGTTTCCCTACCGCTCGACCGGTACCGAATTTCCCCTTCGGTGCCGGTCTTTTTTTGTTCTTCTTTCTTCATCTTTCATCTTGACAGTCACATTTCTCCCCATGGTCTAAATGCGCCCCGCAGTGTTCGCATACCTGATATTTCATGTTTCGTCCTTCCTCCTCTCTTTCCGTTTCCACGCCTCTCTGTTCGCATCGCATCCATAATATCTGCACCTGCTCATAAAGGAACTCCGACATCTTTTTCTCGGGAATAATGGCAATCAGCACCAGCCCGTCCTTCACCGCAATCATCCAGCCGTTCCCAAACCTCCGCAGGAAGAACCGCAGATAATTTGTATCCCCCTTCATGATTGGCTCCATGTTCTTTACATCCAGCCAGATTACGCCATGCAGCGCCGTGTAAAACGGCATCAGCCTGTATCCATCCATGTCGACCACAAGCCCCGCCATGTCACTTGTCAGCGCTATTTCATCCCCCGTCTCGTTCCGAAGTGATGTTTCTGGGACATTATTCCCTTCTACATAAAAGCTCCCGATTTTTTCCTCGGATACCCCTGCCAGCCGCAGGAAATCCTCTGAATTCATCTTCGGCAACCCTTCCAAGCGGTACACAGCCGCGCCCACATTTACCCACTGCACGCCGTTTTCATCCGTCAGCACACAGGCAATCTTCGTTGCCTTCGCCCGCTTCGCAATATCCGCAAATTTCATTTGTATCCCCTCCGATAAAGAATCTTTTTCAGCCGCTCATTTTCTCTTGTCAGCTCCGCATTTTCAAGCAATGCCGCTGCAAAGCCCGTCGCAAGCATGGTAAAAAGAATAATGTAAATCAGAACCAGTTTTTCAAAATCCACGCAAACGCACCTTCTCTCCCATTTCTGTCCGCAGTAAGCAGTTGTATCGGAAACATTCCTTGTATCCGCCCATGTCGCATTGAAAGAAATGCTGAAATAACCGCACCACAACGCCGCTCCGCTTTCTCCGCCGCAGATTCTCCTCTCCGTCCATGCTGTCAATCACATCAACCTTTCTTCCTGCCCGCAGTCCCAGCTCCTCCGCTTCCCGCCGCAGGCTGTTTGTCGTTGCTTTCTCCATCTTCTTTCTCCTTTCCGTAGCTTGTCCACCTCATGGGGCAAAGCCCCTCTTATGTATTTGCCGCTTCCTTTGCCGCCGCTTCCTCTCTTTTCTTTATGGCAATCATCTTGGCTTGATAAATCGCCTCTCTTACCTGCTCGCTGATGCGGGCCTCCTCCTCCGGTGTATGCTCACAGTAAGTAATGGTTACATTGTATTTTTTTGGCGCTCTTCTCGGCATAAAACCACCTCCTGTTACACTGTATGTGCTGCCGATTTTGTCCTATTCGGTTTTAATCCCACTTCTTACAGGGAATAAAATCCGCTTTGCTTGCATGCAGCCTGCACATGCAGTTCTTCGTCTCCTTTTTCATGCCTTGCTATAATCTCCAGAATCCGCAACGCCAGCATCCAACGTGTGTATGCTTCCGCCCACTGTTCTGTCATTCCTTTCTTGGCTTTGGTTAGTGTTGGATCGCTTTCTTCGGCAAAGGCTTTCAGGTTTTCCATTTCCCTGTCTGCATATTCCTGTGCTAATTCAAGTTTGCTTGTTTCCGCCATTTGAATATCTACAAAATCCCATTTGTTTAACCTATTCATTCTGATTCTCCCTCCTTTTTAATTGACTTTCTGCTTTCCTTCCAATATCCTGTTATTGGCGGCTGGAAGAAAGAGGTGGATTTCCATGTTTACTTTCAAATTTCTTATCCACTGTCCCGAGCAGTTCGGTGTAACGGAACGTGCGGAAATCAATTACTTCCCTCGCCCCAAAAACACCGTTCTTTTTGCTCCGTTCAATGGATGCAGCTCCTATCATCAGTGCATTGGGTGCGACCTTTGCACTAACAGGGTTACTTCGTTTTTTCATCAAAAAACAGAACTGTTTGACTCTTCATCACCGATAAATCCTTTGAACCTTTGAGTATTCCCTTCATGCACTCAGCCGCCAGTATGAAGGTCTTTATGTACTGTTCTCTCGTTTTCGGGATAGAAAAGTGTATCCTCAACAGATTTTCCATGTTGTCTTTTCTCTCAAGAACACCTTCCAAAATGCAGATTGCCATCTCTAAATCCATTTCGCTGCACTCCATCTTTCTTCGCGGATAAACCGCAAGCACATCCCGTTTCTCTAAAGACATCATTCTCCCCCCCTTATACAGTACACTTTGTGAACTGATTTTCAAAAAAAATTTCTATAAACTCATCTGGGGATAATTGAAAAAACTCCGCAAATTTTCTCATTTCCTCACTATCCGGCTCTTGCACTCCATTAAGAAATCTGGATGTTTTATTCCGATTCCATCCGATTGCATCAGAAAATTCCTTAATCGTTTTATATTTTCCAAAAATAACCCCTCTAAATCTTTCTTTATTCATATTCTCCCCTCCTTTAATTCACATTGTGTACTATTACAGTAGCATTAAAGAATCGCTCTGTCAATCATTTTGTGAACTAATTTCCCATTTTTTGCATTTTTTGTTGACGTTGTGAACTTTTCGTGTAATAATTGAGCAAAAGAGGTGATGAAAATTGAGCTCTAAAATTATCAGCTCGTTTCCTGAGCGATTAAAACAGTGCTTAGAAAATAATAGCTCGCTTTCTGCAACCATCTTGGCAGAACAGATTGGTTTATCAAAACAAGCAATCTCTATGTATCTTTCCGGAGCGAGAAAACCTAAACGTCCAACAATTAAAGTAATTGCTGATGCACTGAATGTCAATGAAGCATGGTTAATTGGCTATGATGTTCCAAAAGAAAATAATTCTGCAAGCAGCCCTGCACAAATTTTCCATCAGGTTGAAAACCGTTTCGGAAAAAATGCCGCTACAGCATTGAGCCTGTATGTCCAGCTTGATGAAATAGATCAGGGCAAAATCACAGAGCGCATGACCGTTCTTCTGGAAGATGAAAAATATTCATCTAAGCCAAAAAACGGCGCATCACCCGCATAAACAATGTTATTTTCATTGATTTCTGAAAGGAGGAAATCATGCGAAAATTCATTCTATTCTTTCTTCTGTTGCTGTTGTGCTTTCCGATTGTCTCTCTCGCCCATCCCGGCAGAACTGATGCAGATGGCGGTCACTTTGATAACAGTACAGGAGAATACCACTATCATCATGGCTACCCCGCCCACCAGCATACAGATGGCATCTGCCCGTATGATTATGATGACCAGACCGGCAACAATTCCGGTTCATCCTCTGGCGATAATACGGGATATATCCCCTCTGCTGTTGTCGATTCTTCATACAGTGATGGTTATGATGATGGTTATATTCGCGGCTATAATGATGGTTATGATAGCGGTTCTGACGATGGCTATGAGCAAGCTGCTGTGCAAAAGGATGAAGCATATTTCCCTCTTTTAGTAACTTCCATCCTCATACCAACTGTCTTAGGTATCATTGGCATCCTTCGCACCCGCCGCAAATCCTCTGTCCTAAAGGATTCTCTCCAACAGGAAAACAATAAATTGCAGGCTGATTTTGATTCTCTGAAAAATCAAAAGGAGAAACAGCAACAGACTGCTCTGTCTATACAAGAACAAAATAAATATATGAAAAATCATATTCGTTCTTTGCAGGAAGATATTCATTCCCTGCAAATAGAAAAACAGCATCTACAGGATGATGCCAATTCTCTGCAAATGGAAAACCTTTCTCTGAAAGAACAGGTAGCTTCTTTCCAAGATGATTTTGAAATAGTTGTAGACCAAAAAATAAAAGAAAAAATTGTTTCCCTTCGTAATAGACCGCAGTATTCCTCCACCCCTGTTTTTAAGGATTTTTCTTCGTTGCCGATAGAAGCTAGTAATATGCGTTTCATAAAAGCAATCAAGGAGAGTATGCGTATCCAGAGCTTTCAAGCAAGCGCAACCATTACCACGAAAAATAAAAATACCTATCATACAACCTTGGAATCCTGCGAATGTCCGGATTTTCAAAATCGGCACCATACCTGTAAGCACATGTACCGCTTGGCAATGGAGCTTGGTTTGTTAATTGGCGCACCCACAGAGGAAATTTCAGATAAAATCCTCGAATTAAACTCTCAAATGAAAAATATAAAGGCAGAACAAAGGCTCTTGGAAAAACAAAAAGATGAATTATTGAAAATGAAAAAATAACTTCCGGAGGTTCCCATGGAAAAACTATACTCCCTCATCGCCGCTCTGGGCGAAAAATATAACGCAGAAAAAATCCTTCTCTTTGGCTCTCGCGCCAGAGGAGACAACCACGAGCGCAGCGACATTGACCTTGCTATCTACGGCATGCCGGAGGAAAACCAAGCACGCTTCTGGTGTGATATTTATGACCTGCCAACCCTGCTGAAGTGCGACCTTGTCCATGTGACAGCCTATACCGATGCAGCGCTGATAAAGAATATTGAAAAGGATGGTGTTGTGCTTTATGAAAAAGATTGAAAATTATCTGAAAGCTGTACAGCGGTTGGATGAAGCAAATATAGAATACCGCAAGCATCCCGATAACGATGTCATTCGTGACGGTCTGATTCAGCGGTTCGAGTTTACATTTGAGCTGGCATGGAAAGCCTCCAAGGAATACCTCATGGACCAAGGCTTTTCCAATGACCTGCATTTTCCCAAACAGGTGCTGCGTGCCGCCTATGAAAACCACATGATTGATGATGAAGCAGTCTGGCTGAAAATGCTCAGCTCCAGAAACAGCAGTTCGCATATCTATGATGATCGCGTTGCCGCTGCCATCGCAAAGGATATTGCTACATCCTTCCTGCCGGTGCTGAAAAAATTATCCGATTACTATAAAGAAATTTAAATAAAAAATCCCCCTTCCTGCGCCAACAGGAAAGAGGATTCATAAAGTGGTCGCATGATACAACCACTCCCAACAAAAGTATTGTATCATAAGACCGCTTTCTTTGCTATACATTTTTATAGACAGAAGGAGGTCTTTTTTATGATTGCGATTTATGCACGGCAATCCGTCGAAAAAAAGGACAGCATCAGCATTGAATCCCAAATTGAGTATGCCAAGCGTGAGGTTTTCACAGAAGATTTCAAAATCTATCAGGACAGCGGCTATTCCGGCAAGAACACAAACCGCCCTGCCTTCCATGAAATGATGGCAGATGTGCAAAGCGGCAGAATTGAGAAGGTTGTGGTATATCGCTTAGACCGTATCAGCCGTTCCATTCTGGATTTTGCGGATTTCATCAATATTCTGGAATCGAACCGCATTTCCTTCGTTTCCGCTACGGAAAAATTCGATACCTCTACCCCCATGGGACGTGCCATGCTGTATATCATCGTAGTGTTCGCCCAGCTGGAACGGGAAACCATTGCGGAGCGTGTGCGGGATAATTACTATGCCCGTGTGAAAAAAGGCGTATGGGGCGGCGGCCCTGCTGCCTTCGGGTTCGACCTTGTGAAAACCACGATTGACGGGAAGAAGGCAACCATCTGTCAGCCAAACGAGCAGATTTCCGTTGTACAGCGTATCTTCGAGCTGTACGCCCTGCCCTATTCCAGCCTTGCTGATGTGCAGCGGCAGCTCATACAGGATGGCTCCGTTTCCTCCGGCGGTGTGAATTTCGATAATGCCAAGCTGTCCTCTATTCTGAAAAACCCGGCTTATGTCCGTGCGGATACCGCCGTTTATAATTTCTACAAAGCCAAGGGGGCAATTCTGGCAAATCCACCAGAGGATTTCGACGGCGTACATGGCTGTATTCTGGTCGGCAAGCGGGATGCCAACGAGCGAAAATATAAGGATGTTTCCAATCATCTGCTTGCCATGGGACACCACGAAGGCATTGTGGATAGCACAGCCTTCCTCTTTTGTCAGCAAAAGCTGTCTCGCAATAGGCAAATCAAAAATACATATAAGGGCAAGCACTCGTGGCTGACAGGCTTGGTAAAATGTGCTCACTGCGGCTATGCCTTTTCCATCCGCTTCAGCAAAACAAAGGATGGACAGGTGCCGTATTTCTGCTGTTC